TTTTAGAAAGTGCTTTCGTAACGAATCGAGCAAGAAGCCTGTAAACAAGGGAAGTTAAGGGGTGTATGGTGCAAGAAATGAAAGGTAAAATTTATTATATTGGTGCGGATGAGACGAAGCTTAAATAAATATAAATCAGCACGTTAAATTATTTTGACGTAAAATTGACGTAATTAAATAAAATCTAACACCCGCACTCGCCAGCAACCCTCTCGCCATTAATTGTATTTTATATCTAAACCGCCGATTCTTCTAAAATCCTACTTAGCGTTTTATACCCATCGCATTGGTTCATGTATGCGGCAAAGCTACACACGTGCGCTTTGATGTCGTTTCTTGTTGCCTTGCCTTTCTTAAACTGCTTAATAGTTTTCTTTATGCGAACTCTGGCACGTTTCACGGTTCTTTTTCTCTGCAGCTTATGGGTTGGCCATGTTCTGTACCCGCAAAAATCAACGCCTCTTTGCCAAGGGCAATATTGCTGATTTTGGATTAAGCGTTAAGCCAAGCTTACAAACTTCGCTCCTTATACTCTCAAATAGCTCTTGCGCCCTCTCCTTGTCTTTTACAAGCAAGATAAAATCGTCCATATAACGCAAGTAATATTTTATGCCCAGTCTATCTTTAATGACGTGATCTAGCTTATTAAGCAATATATTGCCAGATAACTGCGATGTGAGTGCCCCCACTGGCATCCCGATGCCACCTTCAAAGCCGTATCCTTTAATGGCTTGGTTAAACACCCACTGTATTTCTGTATCACTTATCACTCTTGAAAATTCTGCAAGCAAAATATCGTGGCGAATGCTGGCAAAATAGCTTTTAATATCACACTTTATGACGTACAAGCTTTCGCCGTAGTTGCGTTTTGCGACTCTTAAAAAATACTGAAGCCTTGCGCTGGCTTGATAAACGCCTTTTCCTTTTCGGCCCGCGTAGCTGTCATAAATAAAGCTTTTTTCAAAATATGGCTCGATAACTTGGTGTAGCGCATGGTGTAACACGCGGTCTGCGAATGGCGGCGCTGTAATTTGTCTCATTTTTGGGTCGGTAACAGTGAAATACTTTGCCTTGCCTGGCTCCCAGCTTTTCCAGATCAGGTGGTTTTGTAAGTTAATTAGGTTTTCTTCATATTCTGCGTGGTATCTTAATGCTGCTACTTTATACCTACAGCCTTTTCTGCATTTTTTATAAGCCAACGCAAGGCTATCAAAGTCGTGTATTGATTCGTATGTTGGTTTCATAATTGATTTCTTGTAAAGACGGTTTGCACCGCAAGCCGTGCAAACCTATAGAACTTTAAGCTAACGCTTTGGATAAGCGCCCCGAAGGTTGAAATCTGAATGCAATACCTTAATATTGCATCTTCTGTTCGCTACCATCGCCGGGCGAGCCACAATGTTGTTGTTAGCGTTCGACGCTGGATTGTTCAAGTTGAGCGCACCAGAGCCTGCATTGCCGGCATTGTTGAAGTTACCGCCGCTTGAGCGCTTACCCTTTTTGCAATTTGGAATCATGCTTAAGCCAGCCGCCAACCATTTTACCTAACTCAATAACATGGCCTGTCCATACTTTAAACTTGTGAGCATTTATGTAGGTTAGGCTGTATGACTTTCTTACAAGATGCTTTAAAAAAGCAACTTGCACATCAAGATCAAACAAGGCTGCCGATTTTTGTTTGCGCTTAAAAGCCGTCACCATTAATTTGACAATCGCATTGATGCAATTCCGAATTTCGGCTGCAAGAATGTGTTTCTCATATTTTGGGAATTGATGGCAAGCCTGATGTGAGTAAATATCAATTTCCTCTACCTTTGCCACTAAAGCTTCAAATGGCGCAACCTCTGAAGCATAAACTGCTTTGCTTTCAACGCGCGCCGCTTGGCGGCGCACGTTATTAGGCGTAACACATGATTCCATCTTGCATTACACCTTCGCCGGGCGAGCCACAACGTCGCTGTAAGCGCTCGACGCCGGATCGTTCAAGGCGAGCGCACCAGAGCCTGTATTGCCGGCATAGAAGAAGCTACCACCGCGCAATGGGTAGCGCTGACCTCCATCGTTAACATATAAAGTGCCAGAAGCTGTCAGGCTTGGCGCAAGCATTAGCGCCTTCATGATGCTTGGCACTGTCACGCCAGCAACGGCAGCTACTGTTGAGAATGTTTTGTTAACGCTTGCTTTTGTCGTATCAACGGCGGTAGCAATTTCTATGCTGTTATTGCTACTGTATTTAAGCGTATTGGCTGTGCCAGGCGCTACCAAAGAGCCGTCTTGTAAGATTGCTTTCCAAGGCGCTGTATCGTCAAAAGTCGCTAAGGTTGCTGCGTCATTATTGGCGATAATTTGAATTTCACCATCAACCAAACGCAAGCCAGGTGAAAATTCCCAATAGTTGCCAACCAAATCGGCAATTCCGGCTGGGCTTGCGTCATGACGCCATGACAATGGACCAGACCCTGTTAAAACGCCACCGTGTCCTGTTGCGCTGCCAGGCGCAATATTATCTTGTCGAACACCCGTTTCGTGCGTTAACAGGTGATTGCGTCCCCAGTAGGTGTTGCCGCGTGGTTCAGTTCCGTTTTTTAGGCTCCATAAAAACAGTGCCGCATAGGCTGAATTGGTGGTTAAGCCATAACCAGCGCCACAAGCGCGCGCATTGTTCAATAGTGCGGAATAGGTTTGTGAGTGAGTTGGCATAACGCCTGGTAACGAAAGCAGCTCACCATTTTTAACGATACCTTGGTACATGCCGACCATAATAGAGTCAACTTCTGCACCATTCACGATAAATGCTGGATGCACCCCTGTGCCTAATGATGCGTCAATATCTTGCAAGTTAAACTTTGGAATCTTGCGCATAAATGTGGGTTGGTTTTTAGCTGTGTACAGTACAGTACACAAGCCGCCTGTTGCAGCTTCGACTGATGCACGTAAGTCGTCTTTGATAAAGATAGTCATTAAATCGTCTCCTAATTAAATGGTGCTTGGCCACAGCGTGATGCTGATAGCGTTTGGATCAAGTTCGTCGGCAACCAGTGTTAATACTGGCTGTCCAGTTTGCTCGTTTGTTTCGCTTGTTGGCTGGTTGGTGTAGACTTTGGCTGGAATTTCGATTACTGCTAAATAAGCACCTTCGCCACCAACACTAGCTTGCCCGTTATGGCTTTTAATTTCGATAAGGGTTTTGCTGTCTGTTTGCTCTGCCTTGCAGTAAACCACAACACCTGCGACTGTCACTGTGCATTCGTTTACCGAAAACATAGCCACTGGTAAGGTTGGTTCTTTTAAATGAATCATGGGCATGGTTATTCTCCATTAGTGGTTTAAGTGTGATATTTTCCAGTTAACGACAATATTGTCGGCAACGGTTTGTGGTTTGATGCTAAAGCCGTTTGATGCGCGTGATGCGATCACAATATCTTTGGGTGTGACATTGCCGCCACTTGCTGATAACACATCAAGCGTGACTTGATAGCCTGCATCTTTTAATACACGTGGCAAATCAACATAGACGCTTGGTTCGCTGTCCATTAATACTGGGTAGCTGGATTCAATGCGTCGCACGCTGGTTAAAGTAACAGCGTCAAGTGATGAACCTGTATTGCCAGCTGGGATGGTTAGGTTGTAAATATGGATGGCGTTGCTAGGCATGTCAGAGCCAATTGAAGTTATGCCAAGTGATAGGCTGTAATTGTCTGATGACGGCACTAAATACGCCTTAACCATAACAGCTGAAGCGCCTTCATTGATTGGTACAGAAGCCGCGCCCGATTTAGCAAAAACACGAAACGTTTGCCCGTTAACGAACGCGCTGCCTGTTGTTATATCTAGGTTGCGTGCGACGCTGGTGTTTTTGCTTAATATGCATCCTGTGATAACACCGCGATTCGTAATAGTAACCGTGCCAGACTGTTGAATTGTTTTTTTAAGCTCGTTTACGCCTGTATTGGCTAGTTTTGCCATATCGATTGCAAACTTAAGCGTTGCGCCGCTCATGTCTTGCATATCAATACCGAGGGCTTGCGCTTGCAAGTCCATTTCGTCTAGTCGAGCGTCTAAACTAGCATAGCCTGCCTTGGCTGCATCAACTTGGTCTGCGCGCTGTTTAAGATAAGCGGTTCGGTTAGCTAATTGTTTGGCTTGCGTGTTTGCAATGCCGTTCGCTCCGCCCAGGATTGGGTCGGTGGTTTCTAGTTGATAGACTCCATTTTCCCATGTTTGATTTTCTGTTAAATTTGCCATTATTTGGTCTCCTTAAAAAATGATTGTCCAGGTGCCGTCAAGGCTAATATCGTCTGATTTGTTGATTGCCGCACGCTGCTTGCGGGCAAAAAGGGTTAAGTCTGCACAGCGCAAGCCAAACTCGGTAATAGCCAAGCCATTTGCTTCTGCGGTTGAAAGCGACCAAGCGAATGACACTCTGCCTGTGGCTGGATAAGTGACCGATGTGATCGGTTTAAAAAATGCGTTACTCAATCCTGTATCGTTTGGGTTAGCTGCTGTGGTGCCAGTACCAAAACCAATATGAGTAATATGGCGATTGCTGACATTGCCCGCAATTAATCTGGCAAGCTGGTTTTTTGCTCCATTAACAATAAGGTTCTTTTCTTCAAAAATTGAAATGGCACGCCCTTCTTTATTGCGAACAACGAGGGTAAAAATTCCCGTTAGGTTTTGTTGGTCTGTAAAATTCATTATTGCTCCTAATTGACCGTTAAGCTGTGCTGAGTTGACCCCACATAGTGCTGATTCCATGCGTAGTTATTTGCGCCGTTTGCTGCGATGTTGCCATTAAAGAACTTGCCTGTGCTGCCATAGGTTTTTTTACCGTTATGCGCTAAATGTGTGGTGACGGTTATTTGCATGGGGTCGTCTTCTGCAAATAGGCTGTCAGACTCTTTGTAAGTACCATCCGCCATAATTGAGCCGTCGTAATAGACAAGTACACTTTGCTTATCATCAAGCGATAACGTTATGTGGGTTGTTAATTCATTGTCTTGCTGTTGTGACAATGCGCTACTGCCATTATTGGTGATGTAATCCCAAGCGCCGTTGTAAGTCTTTGCGCCATTAAACGAAAGTAATGTGCCCTGGTTGTATTGCGTGCTTCCGTCATAGCGGATTTGCCAAGGTGTGATATCTTCTTGACTGATTGATAGATTGATTGCGGTGATTTCATTTACGGCGACTGTATCCGCAATATCACTTTTCCAACAAATGTCGGTTAAATGACAGCGGGCTGGTGCGGCGCGCTCAATAATGCTTCGTGCGTTGGCGCTTACGCCTACTGAAATGCCTTTGTTTTCGCCAAGGTCAACATTGATGGAATACTTAGCCCAGCTTTCGCCTTCGAAATAAGCCGATCCGTCGGCAAATAAAGTTCCGTCATAATGGCGAACTTCAGCACCTTCTACAATTTCGCTGTTTGCGCCATAGCCAGCCGATTCGATGGCTTTTTTGACCGCCAAAACGCTACCTTTATGGGCGTGCAACGTTTTGCTTTGCGCTATAACTTCTCTTTTAACGGCTTCAGTCAATTCTGATTGCCAATAGTCAACCGATACAGTCCATGCTAACCAAGGCAGCAAATCAACAGGCGCTAACAATGGCGAACCAATGCGCTGCATCATTTGGATGTGATTGTGCGTGTTAATCTGCTCAGAAGTTAATGCTTGCTCGATAGCGATTTCAAGCGGGCTCCTGTTCAATGGCAGCAAGCTATCCATTGTTTGTGCTCACTGATAGAGTGACTGATGTGCATAATGGGGCTTGATAATCATTAACAATAATGTCGGACAATGGCAGTGACAGGCTGACGCTTTTAACGCCTTCGACGTGCAAAGCGGCATGAATTGCGCTGATGTTAATGTCGTTGCCAATCGCCAATGCGCTTTGTGCGTATGCGTTAAGACTGGTTAATGCTGCTTGATATATAACACTAGCGTCTGGACCTAATGGAATGATTAATTGCGCATTAATGGCGTAATTAACGATTTGACAAGGATGCACGACAACTGTATCACACAATGGCCGGACGTCTTCAGCATTACAAGCGTTATAAATAGCGTTAAGCATTTCTGCTGTTGCGTTGCCGTTATTAGCTAGCACATAAATATCAACCACCCCAGGCTGGCTTGTTGTTACTTTAACGTCTTTAATGTCTGATGACGCGCCAATTGCATGGAAGCGATAAGCACCGTAAGATCCTGCGGTGGTGTAGCCTTCGAATGATTCCTGAATGCGTGCGCGATACCTGTCGTCTGGCTCATTGATCAATCTAGCGACGGAAAACGTTGCGCCAATTTGATCTAGGTTTGAACCCGAAGCAAAAGCCAACATAGTTTGCTTGGCAGTATCGTTAACGTAATTAATTGTCATGAGTTGTTGGTAGGCAAATAACTCAATCAGTTTACGAATCGGCTCTGACTCTAGATCGATGGTGCTGGCAATGTCAGGGTAAGCCAAAACAATGCTATCTCGCATGGTTTGCAATAGCGTTGCATAATCTGTTTCGATTAAATTTGGCGCTGGAAGCTTGCTTAAATCGATCATAAAGCGACCTGTATGGTGGTGGTGTCTGAGCCAATCACAAAAAGCGATAATGCAAAATTGATTGGTGATGCGCTGTCAATATCTACTTTAAGTACTTTAACGCGCGGTTCCCATCTGTCGATGGCTTCAATGACCGCAACTTTAAGTTGTAAAATAAAGCCGACACTTAATGGCTGGTCAGTTAAATCAAAAAGACGCGATCCATATTCTGGCAACATGACGCGACTACCAATAGGCGTGGTGAGAATATCCGCGATAGACTGCTTGATGTGATCTATTCCAGATAATACTGTGCCAGATTGTAGGTTCATGCCAATGCTCATGGTGCTCGCCTGTGATTAGTTGATGCTAGAATAAACAAACTAATCAAAAAGTTCCTGAGCGTTTTATTTCTACCAAATGGCAATTTTTTGTTGGCTTTGTTTTTCTATTTTTGGTGGCAGAAAAATGCTTATTCCACTTTCAAACGGCTGTTTAACGCCTGTTAATTGCGGGTTTGCTTTAATGACTTCGTGGATCATGCCTACGTCT